AATCCCGTGGTCTGCGACTTGAGCGCCCCAGAACCGATAGCGGTGTTGCTGGACGACGTAGTGACGCTCTGGAGGGCCTGGTATCCGATGCCGATGTTGTTGGTCCCCGTGAAGGTCGCATTACCCGCCTGCGCTCCGACGAAGACATTCCACTGTGTAGGAGTCCCCCCGGATAGTTTGCCGTGGATGAAGGTGACACCGCCAATCTGGTACGACACTGTAGTCGAAGTAGCGTTGACCGTCGTGAAGGTCCCAGTACCAGTAGTGGTAATCGAGTCCCCTGTCGTCGTGGGGCTCAACACGGTGCCCACCCTCTGCCATAGGACCCCTGAGATGTCGGCGTAGGCGATCTGCTGCCATGACACCGCCCCCGTCGTGACAGCCGCCTGCAAGTACACGTTGGTCGCGGGGGCTCCCGATAGCGGCACCGATCCCGCGTGGGTGGCATCGACGGGGGTGATGGAAATCGCCGGGGTCTGACCGCCGGAGGACACAACGGGGGCGGTCCCGGTGACGCTGGTGACGAAATCCGAGGCGGGATGCCCCTGGAGGAAATTGGCGTTCAGGTTCGCTACCACAACGGTCGAGGCAACGACGAAGGGGGCCAGTACCAACTCAGTCGAAAGAAATCGCAGTGCTGTGATGCTATGGACCCCCAGGTCCACATCCTGGTTGGCCCCGATGAACGGAACGTAGACCAATTGCCCCAGCCCGCGCCGGAGCCGTACATCCTCCTTCGGGAATCGGTCAAGTCGTCCTGCACCGATCAGAGCCATTACAATCTCCCATGTCTCGTGCGGCCGGTAGTTTCAAGGATCGCACTCACGCTTTCGAGCGCCCAGGTGCGCCCAACGGACCAGTCGGTCGGGTTGCTCCCGGCAGTAGGCGAGATGTGGCCTGCTCCGCTGTGGTGGATCGTCCGCGAAACGTAGAGGACTCCATCCGCTGCGACTACCTGGCTACCGATGATGTAGTCGGTGCCTGTCACCCATGCCGAGGGCGTGGTACTCTGGATCAACTCCACCATCAGGGTGTTGGCGTTGAGTCGGGGGATCGCGTACCGATCCAGGGTGGCGATCGTCCTGGCCCATACGGGGGTCGTCGCGGCTACCACCAACTCGGGCGACTGAGCGGCGTAGACCCGCAGGTCCACCGGGTTGCTCGATGACCCAAGGATCGTGGTGATCCGATCAAAGCGGCAATTCGCGTGAGGACCCGCCGGGGAGATCGGCGCAAACTTCACCCGACTGAGGATCGTGGTGCCGTCGTCTGTTAGGGCAGTGGCGTCGATCTTGCGGATGTACCCATCCTGGCCCCCCAGGAGGATTGCCTGGTCGTTCGGGGCGTTGGAGTCAAAGTCGAACACCGCGGTCGGCCCGTGGGCGTTGGGGTACGCCTCCGGCCAGAAGCTATCGGTGCGAGCGTCCCAGAAGTAGTGGGTGCTGGCCCCGCTGAGGTAGGGGGTGATGTAGATATGCAGACCGTGGCGAATCTTGTCCCAGAGGAGGCGCATGTTGTTGGCCACGAGGTCAATCGCCCCGAAGGTCCTGTCCATACGCCCTCGACTGAGGGGCGTGAGTTGGCCATCCGAGGTCATCCGCCAGAGGATGCCATTGCCAAAGAAGTATGCCGTCGTCTGGGGGTCGAACGCGAAGGCGTCCGGCCCTACGATCCCGGTCGTGCGACTCACGCAGTCAACCCGCCCCCCATCCGCGGGATCACCCCGGATCATCCAGATCGTGTGATCGCCCCCGACAAGCAGCAGGTCGTCGCTCGCCGCGGCCAGACAGGTGACGCGATCTCCGATCTTGCCCGCTACTGACAAATTGCCCGCGACGGCCATCGTCGCCGAAGGAGTTGCGCCGTAGTCCCAATCAGAAGGACTACCCGCTGTCGCCGTGCTGTACGCAGCCGACATGAACCAGTTCTGAGGATCGTCTGCCACGCCGGACAGTACGACCCGGCCACGGTAGAGGGCGATAATAGACGCCCCCAGAGTGAGGTCCGCGACCCCCTTGGGCATAGCGATGGGAGAGGCAACTGGCATCGTTCCCGTCCACGCCGAGACCGTGCTCGTGAAGGGGTCCAGTTTCTTGTACCCGGCGAATGTCCCGTCCACGAAGTAGAAGATACCGAATGCCTCGACGCCCCGGATGATCGCATTCGCCGAGACGGCCGAGGTCCCCCCGGTTGCCAGAGACAATCCGGCGTAACTTCCGATATATACATTACCCGCACTGACCGCCACCAGTTTCGAGGCGATGGGTGCGGAGACCACAATCCCCTGGTCCAGGTTCCAGTTGTCGAGGCGTTCCTTGCTGTTGGCGTACTGTCCGCCGCAGAACCACCCGACGTAGTTGTTGCCCGCCATCTCGGTAGTGACTACCGTGAGTTTAAGGACCCCATTGATGTAGACCTTGATCGTGTCCCGACTGTCCTCCACCCGAAGGGTCACGGTCGCTAGATCGCCAAGAGTGATCGCGGCTGTCGAGTCCACGAGGGGGGTCTGGAGACGGACTAGGGACGTACCGCCGCTGTTGGTGATGTAAACAGCACAATACTCCGTCGTGGCAAGTCCCCCGACACCCGGCAAGGACCTGGCAGCACGGATGAAGAACCCGGCGTACCCGAACTGATTGGCCCCGGTGTGGAGAGCGACATCAGCCTCGATGATGTACGGCCCCACCACAGGGGTTTTCCAAATATGACCCTTGAGGGTGGGGCCGATCCACTCGAACATCCCGCCTGTTACCGTGTAATACGTCCCGTTGGCAAGGGCGTTATACATGGAGGTAATCACATGCGACACCGCCTGGTAGGACGCACTGGGGACATCGGCGGTGAAATCATAGGCATCCAAGTTACCTACGTTGGTCATCCCGACGACCCGGCCCGGCTGGCTCACCGTGCCGATCATCTGGACTGGCTGCGCCCCGTTCACCTGGGCAGCGACGTACTTGGAGAGACCCGACCTCTGCCCGCCACGGAGCCGTTGGCCCAGGGGATCATAGGGCCGGACGTTCAGACACGACGGGGACGTACCCTCGGGCTGTGCCTTGTAGGCCCAGTTCTCATCATATCCGCGCAAAGGCATACTTAAATCTATTGGCTTCTTCTCAGCCATTGTGGAACTCCAGATACCGAACCGCTCGTTCGAGCACAGTCTGGTCGTCCTTGAAAAGACCCAACGCCCTATTGCAAGTATTGCAGAGCAGCCCACGAATCTTCCCCGTTCGATGGTCGTGATCGACGTGCAAACCGTCGTACTTGCCACCGATCCCCTGGTCCCGTTGCCCGCACAAGGCACACATGCCGTTCTGCTGGACGTAGAGATCGCGGTACTCCTCCAAGGAGATACCGTAACATCGACGGAGGTTGGCCCGCTTTGTTTGCTCCCGAACGCGCGGAGCCTTGTTGTAGGCCCGGGCGTAGGCCCGCTTGCAGGCTCGGCAGTAGGTGAACCGGCCATCGGGGTGCTGGGTGCTCCTCGTAAACGACTCCAAGGGGAGCGTTTGCTGGCACCGCGGGCATTTTTTGTCGCCCATGAGTTTCTCGCGCAAGAAAATAGAAGCGACCCGCCCGCCCCGGGGAGAGCAGGCGGGTCGCCGGGCCGGAGATGCGATCTCCGGGGTGGTTAGCGGCTGTTGATCTCGCTAAAGGCGAGGTTGCTCCTGTACCACAACTCGATGCCGTAGAGATGGATGACATCAGTGGTGTGGGCCGCGGAGTTCAGCACTATGTCCAGGATGTCGCCGGGCTTGATGCTGGCGTCGGCGGTCGTGGACAGTGTACGATTGGTGAGGCCAGTGGCGGGAACCCGGGCGTCACACACGATCTCGACCCACTTGGTCGCCAGATGGGTCCCCACCAGGGGGATCGCGCCGACAGCCGTGGGCGTAGGCCCGAGGTCCGCAGACACGGCCAGACCCGCGGGAAACGATGTCTGGCCGTCAGGGATGTACGCGGGCACCATGCGCTTGCGGTAGATGACCGCCGTGAGTCGGGAGAGTGCCTGGTTCGTGGTCCCCGCCATATCGCAGGCGACCATGATCCGCAGTTCGTCGGCGCTGGCGTCGTAGTCCTGGGGCACGACCCAGAGGAACTGTCCGCAGAAGGTGGTGCTGGCTGCGGGCTGGACGCCGTAGATGCCGGTCTCCAGAGCGGCAAGGGGCGGGGAAGTCCCACCGGAGAGAATCTGCCCGGTCGCGTCCTTGAGTTGACTCAGAACGTCGATGGGGGCGCACTTGCGGAACCCATCTCCGGGGGTGAGGTAGGACAGTCTTCGGACAAGGTTGTTCTCGTTCATGTTGGCTCTCGCCTTTCTTGGGCACTGGCTTCTGCCAGCGGCCGTTATAACTCCCGGTCCCACATGGACTTAGGAGCGGTAGCCCACCGTGGGCCTACGGAAGAAGCTTCTGAAATCCTTCAATGCAACGTTTACTGCTCTCGGGTTCCCGTTGTACCCCAGCCGCCGGGACGCAGATCGGGCGTCGATCTTGTACGAGTTCGGCAGCGCCCGCTGTCGGTAGTCCTGCACCCAGGTCCCCAACTCGTCCCCCCGCATCTCCAGCGCCGCCAAGCACGCTGCCAGGACCGCATCGTCGTGCTGGAACCCAGCCGGGTGCATGTCCGAGAGATCGGTGATCTTGTCGAAGTAGAGAATGAAAGGGAACTCGACCCGATAGGTGCCACCCGTGTTGGGGTAGACCAGCAGGTCCCACCGGCGGGGGACGCTGTTGTTGAGGCGTACAGCGGCGTAATAGGGGTTGCCCGACACCGAATTCCAGTTCTCCCGCAGGCGGCGCAGTTCCAACTCGCTCGTCCAGGTGATCGGGACACCGCGGTTCGATCCGGCCTGGTAGGTGATCTCGCCCGTGACCTCGCCGCCGAAGTTCTGGGGGAGGGCGTAGGTGCCCTGGCTGGAGAGGTTGAAGGTTCGCGCCGCGGGAGCGGCCCAGGTCACGTCACCCTGTACCGTCATCGTCGAATCGGTGAGGTAGCGCAGGAGGGTGATCGACGCCGCCTTGTCGGTGATGAACAGGGTCTTCCCCTCGGTGGAGGGGTAGAAGGTCCCGGCCGGGGCAGTGATCGTGGTCAGGAGAGTGGTCCCGCTGTACGAGGCGGTCATCGTGGGCGCGCCCGTGGGGTCCTGGACCAAGAAGGTCTGACCACCCATCCAGGCCACGTTCCCCGCGACCTTCACCGAGGTCGATGTCACAAAGTCGGTAATCGTGAACAGGCCGGTAGCCCGGACGGCAAGTACCAGGCCCACCTGAGAGGCGTTGAACCAGGCCGAGGTTGCAGTCACAACCGTCTTGGACACCCCATCGTAGATCGCGGTCACAAGATTGGGGCCAGCGCTACCCGGCGGCATGGCAATGCCCTTCTCCGGCCAGAGGTCGATCTCGGCCAGGGGGCGCTGCCAACGCCAGCCCGTGGGCGGCGCATCGGCCATGAACATCCTGACGCCATTTTGCACCATGCGGGTGCATTCCGCCAGGTCGAACGCCTCGACGGGGATCTGGGCCTGCTGGTTCCCGTCCGGGCCGTAGTAGGCCACGTTCGCCTTGATCGCCACGGCGAGGACCAGATCAGCATACGAAAGTGCGGCTGTCGGCTCGCCCATTAGGTTCTCTCCGGCGTCGGGGGTGTCCGGGTCTGACGGCCCCACTTGCTCTTGCCCACCCATCGGGTCGCTGCCTTCGGGGCGTCGATCTTGTAGGCGTTGGGGAGGGCCTTCTGGTCGTAGTACGCCACGAGGGGCCCGGGCACGTCCTCGGCGTCGATCTCGGCCTTCGCCAGGCAGGCCGCTCGGATGCAGTCGTCGAACTCGTACCCGGCGGGTTGCGGGTCAGTGATCGTGCCAATGGAGTTGAACGCGACCTTGTAGGGGAACTCCAACACATCGGCGACGAGGGGCGTGGGAAACACCATCACGTCCCACCGAGCGGGCACGACGGCGTTGGCCCGATACGCCGCAGCGGTCGTCACACCCGTTGCCGCGGGGCTGGCAAGCCGGAGATCGTCCAACTCCAGGGCCGTGATCCAGGACAGCAGGGAAGCGCTACTGGTGCGAGGACCCACCATAACCCCACCAGTGACCTCGCCGCTGAACCCGACAGGGATCGTGTAGTTTCCATCCGCCGTCACGGCGAACGCGACCGCGGCGCAGGCGTGATCGCCCGACACCGTGACGACCTTCGAGGAGACGTAGGAGACAATCGGGTACGCGGTCAGCACCCCGCCGGTAGGGATGTAGTTGATATTCTTGGTCTCCATCGACGGGGTGAAGACCTCGGAAACCGCGGTGATCGTGGTCAAGAGGGTGACGCCGCTGTAAACCCCGGTGATCCGGTTGGTCCCAGCGGGGATCGTCGGCCAGATGTCGATGTCCACGATGGGCCGCTGCCACCGCCACCCGCCCACAGGGGCGTCGGCGATGAACATCCGAATCCCGTCCTGAACCAGGCGCTTGCACCGGTCGAGATCGTGGG